TTCTATGCACTACTATCAGTTCAATATAGGTGACTACAAAAGTCATACTGAACACCTTTCCGAAATGGAAGATTTGGCCTATCGGCGATTGCTTGATTGGTACTATCTACACGAAAAACCCATCCCACTTGACAGCAAAGAAACTGCAAGACAGATTCGCATGCGTTCGCATAACGATTGCATTGCCGTGGTTTTGCAAGAGTACTTTGAACACACGGAAGATGGATGGATACATCACAGGGCAAATGCTGAGATTTTTAAAGCTGGAGATAAATCTCAAAAGGCAAGTGCCAGTGCAAAAATTCGATGGCATAAGAATTCTGATGCGGACGCATTGCAGTCGCAATCCGAATCCAATGCTACACAGAACACAGAACACATTACACAAAACACAATAGATATTTATTTGTCTGACGACAAACCTGAGTCATCAAAAAAATTACCAGACTGCGAACACAAAGGGGTTATTGAACTCTATCACCAGTGGTTACCAACACTGCGAAAGGTCGAGGTCTGGAATGCAACCAGACAAGGTTATCTCAGGCAAAGATGGCGCGAAGTTGCTGAAGAACTTGCACAGGATAAACAGATTGAGACTGCCCATGTACTGAACTGGTGGGGTGAGTTTTTCCAACACATTGGCAAATCCAAGTTTTTGACTGGCAAGGTCAACAGCAAAGATGGTCGTGCATTTACTGCCGATCTCGAGTGGATTTTGAAACCAAGCAATTTCGCAAAAATCGTAGAAGGGAAATATCATGGCAATCACTAATTTTAAAAAAGAAGAACCACAAGACAACTTTGATCGCTTGATGTGTTCTGTGCCTGGATGCCATAAACGTTGGTCAGTACAAATGGAAGGTTCAAAACCTATGTGTTCCGAGCACCAATGGTCTGACAAAAAACCAGCAACCAGACGAGACATTGCAGTTGCATTTACGCAACCACCAGTCCAGCACTGGCAAGATGACGAGGTGTTTTGATGTATGACCACAAACTTTTATTGGACAAAAGACGGGAAGGCCAAGAATTTAGTCTTGTTGACATCAACCGAGCGTTGCGAGATGCTGGAGACCTTGCGCCAGACAGAAGCGAAAGAATGGATACGCAGGTATCGCTTGAAGGTCAAAGAAGTTGGTCGACAAAAAGCACGGATTTGGTGGGAGGATGTGAAAGCGGACATTCTGAAAAAACGTGGTCAGGCTGGTCTAGATACCTTGACTTCAGGAATGAATCATGATGTCAATCGTCTTTGATGTGCCCCTTGAACCAAGGGGTAAAGGCAGACCCAGGTTTTCCCGACACGGAAAGTTCACCAAGGTTTACACCGATCAGCAGACTCTTGATTACGAAACCGCAATCCAGTTCTATGCTGGTAAAGCAATGGGGTCGCAGAAACCACTAGAAACGCCTGTGAGCGTTTATCTGTACATCAGGGTATCAATTCCTCAGTCGTACTCAAAAAGCCGCAAAACAGCGTGTTTAGATGGTTCTGAACGACCCGCAAAGAGACCCGACATTGACAACGTAGCAAAAGCATTTTTGGATGCCATGAACGGCACGATTTACCTTGACGATACGCAAGTTGTCGAATTAAACATCAAAAAAGTTTATTCAACGGTGGCTGGAGTAAATGTAGCAATCATGGAGTCAAAATGAAACCAGAACAAGCGGCACAAACGATCAGAGACAAGGCCCCGGCATTTGGGGAAGCAAAAGCGCAGAGGGTCTATCTTGAAGAATTCAGGAAATCCAAAAAAGCCCTGCTGATGAAAGATGCCTTAACATTGGGTATTGAAGCGGCAAACGCACAGGAACGGGAAGCATATGCACATCCAAGTTATCAACAGCTTATTCGTGGACTTGCAGAAGCCATTGAAAAAGAGGAAACTTTGCGTTGGGAACTCGAGGCGGCACGACTGGACATCGAAATTTGGCGATCACGAGAAGCAACCAACAGGAATCAGGACAGGGCGCACCAATGAAGTGTCCAGTTTGCGGTACATGGACAATCGTCAAAGAGACCAGGGTATCAACAGGAAACACACGCAGAAGGAGACTGGAATGCGCCAATATGCACAGATTTTCTACACTGGAGACCATCATTGAGAGCAAAACACGAATACGTCAGAAGCAAAAACTTGCTAAAGATGGTGGCAAGTCTTGATTGTCAAGTTTGCGGTTCAGGGCAGATGGTCCAAGCCGCACACACAAACTGGGGCGGCGGTAAAGGTAGGGGCGTAAAAGCTGACGATAACCTTACGGCGGCTTTGTGTTTGAAATGTCACTACGAAATTGACCAAGGGAAAACATTGAGCAAAGAAGAACGACAGAAATTGTGGACTGACGCACATAAAGCCACAGTGAAAGCACTTGCAAATGATTGGCCTGTAAATGTACCTAAACCAACGGAGATAGCATGAACCCAGCAGATAAAGTAGAAAAATGGTCAATTGATAAATTAATTCCGTATGCCAGAAATAGCAGAACCCACAGTGATGAGCAGATCAGTCAAATTGCGGCATCAATCAAAGAGTGGGGTTGGACCACACCAATTTTGGTAGACGAGAACGGTGGAATTATTGCTGGTCATGGCAGAACATTGGCGGCACAAAGGTTGAAGATGACTGAAGTGCCAGTCGTAATTGCCACGGGATGGTCAGATACCAAAAAACGAGCCTACATCATTGCTGATAACAAATTAGCATTAAATGCCGACTGGGACAATGAAATGTTGGCTCTTGAACTTGGTGAACTTGGAGACCTTGGGTTTGATCTTGATTTAACTGGATTTGCGGCTGATGAGATTGCAGAAATACTTTCGCCAGAAGAAGATGAGGACGATAGCAAGTACAGCAAAAAGATTGATGCCCCTGTTTATGAGCCATCAGGTGATTGCCCACCAATTTTAAAACTATACGATAGAAGCAAATACGAAGAACTTACGGCAAAAATTTACCAAAACGATAGTATTGACTCTGAGATAAAAGAATTTTTGCTTGCGGCGGCGGCAAGGCACATTCGTTTTGACTTTGAGCAGATTGCAGAATTTTATGCCCATGCACCACCAGAGCTGCAACAACTTATGGAAGATAGTGCATTAGTCATTGTGGACTTTGATAAGGCAATTGCTGGTGGATATGTAAAACTTTCCCAAGTCATTGGCAACATTTACACCAGCGAAAAAGGTGCGGAACAATGACAGATCGAAACTTTGCTGTATTCATCTTGACTCATGGTAGAGCTGATTCAGTTTACACATTCAAAACATTGAGACAGCAAGGCTACACAGGTAAGATTTATTTGCTTTGCGATAACGAAGATAAACAAATCACCAAGTACAAAAATCTGTACGGAACAGATACAGTGATCGTTTTTAACAAACAAAATGCAATGGACATCACTGATAGCGGTGATAACTTTAAAAAACGCAACAGTGTAGTTTTTGCTCGAAACTGGAATTTTAAAGTGGCAAGTGATCTAGGTTTAACCCATTTCTGGCAACTTGATGACGATTACACACGCTTTGATTATTCACTTAATGCTGAAATGCAATACACAACATCCAACAATAAGATTGGTAAGTTGGATGATCTACTTGAGGCAATGATGGATTTCATGGATACAACACGATTCCATTCGATTGCATTTGCACAGGGTGGTGACTTCATAGGTGGACAAGAATGCACGCTGTTGAAAAGAATGAGAAACGATGAAATTTATCGCAAAGTAATGAATTCGTTTTTGTTTAGAGTTGATCGACCAGTGCATTTCATGGGCAGAATGAATGATGATGTAAATATGTATGTCGAGCATGGTAGGCGTGGAGTTCTTTTAATGACCACACCGCAATTACGACTGCAACAAAAAGTTACCCAGCAAGATGATGGCGGTATGACTGAGGCATATCTTGATTTTGGTACATACGTTAAATCGTTTTACTCTGTCATGTATGCACCATCATGCGTTAAGATAAGTGAACTAGGTACTACTGATAGACGAATACATCATCAAATTGTGTGGAAACATGCAGTGCCAAAAATAATTGACGAAGTACATCGTAAACCAAGAATTTTATCACGTATTACAAGCACTGTGCAATCTAAGTAAGTACCAACAAAGACATAAATGGCAAAAACCCACGAATTCCATAATCAGCATTTGCTTTCTGCTTGTCCACCCGATGTGGATGTAACTGAGTGGAACAAGTTTAGAAACATGATGGCTGGTGCTTCTGATTTAAAAGAATACAGCCACCCTTTACAAATTGATGTTGAATTGAATGCTGGTTGCAACATGGCGTGCCCATTCTGTGTTCACGGATACCAAAAGATTGCAGACAATAGACTTGACCGTAAAAAGTTTGAAAAAGTCTTGCAGGAAGCTGTAACCATTGGGGTGAAGTCGGTCAAATTTAACTACATCAATGAACCGATGTTACGAAAAGACCTTGAAGAAATCATCCGCTGGACACGCGATCAAGGCATCATCAACATCTACATGGTGACAAATGGGACTCTCTTAACACCCAAGCGTAGACAATCACTTATGCAATCTGGCTTGACAAAGTTGTTTGTTTCATTGGATGCCGTAACCGAGGAAACCTACAACAAGCAAAGATTGTCGGGTCAATTCAACAAAGTTGTAGCAAATGTTTTGGCTTTTATCAAAGAGCGAAATGAATCAGGACAGCAATTCCCACTTGTTCGTGTGAGTTTTTTAAAGAATCAGATTAATAAGCATGAGGAAAGTTCATTCCGTGAGTTTTGGCAAAACAAGGCATATTTGATTGCGTTTCAAAAGATGAACGAAATACCAGACCAAAAAACAAGCCTGACCATTGCTGATGTGGAAATGCCAACCAAAGGGTGTGACCTACCTTTTAAGCAATTAGTGATTGATGATGATGGCGAGATATTGCCATGCTGTAAATTGGCTGGGAAGAAACTACCAATAGGCAACATTGATACTATGACACTGCAAGAAGCATGGGATTCTACGAAGATGAAATACTTGCGGAAAATCCATAGTACAGATGAATGGCATAATCACGCCATATGTCGTAACTGCATGTGCAACGACTAAACAACGCAGTAAATCAACCTTTCGCGGAGGTTACTTATGAAAAAAATCACTGAAAATTCCACCCGACTGCCTAAAAAAGAGGCAGATAGGCCAAAACAGAACGGTGGGGCACGTGAAGGTAGCGGTAGAAAACCCTATGTGCCGACTGATGCCGAGCGCAGACAAGTTGAGGCAATGTCAGGTTATGGTGTGCCTTTTGAGCAAATAGCCGCATTGACCCGTGATGGCATTGACATTGACACACTCAGAAAATACTTTAAGTCTGAACTGGTCAACGGTAAGGCCAAAGCAAATGCACAGGTTGGCAAAGGAATTTTCCAAAAAGCCATGGCTGGTGATACGACAGCACAAATTTGGTGGTCAAAATCGCAAATGGGCTGGAGAGAAACCCAACGCCATGAACTGACTGGTGCAGATGGTCAGCCACTTGAATTCGCCAAGATCGAACGTGTTGTTGTAAAGCATGGGTAAAACCCTGCAAATTCAAACGCCTGAATGGGCTTTGCCTTTGTTGGAGTCCAGTCGCTACAAAGGTGCATGGGGTGGTCGCGGGTCAGGCAAGTCACATCTTTTTGCTGAGATGATGATTGAGGCTCACATCATGGACCAAAAGCATCGTAGTGTTTGCGTGCGTGAGATACAGAAGTCTTTGAATCAATCCGTCAAGCGTCTGCTGGAGACCAAGATCGAGGGCATGAATGCAGGGGCGTACTTTGAAGTACAGGATTCCGTCATCAAGTCCAAAAAGGGCGATGGTGCGATTATTTTTCAAGGTATGCAGAACCATACCGCCGACTCCATAAAATCGCTGGAAGGGTACGATTGCGCCTGGGTTGAGGAAGCCCAAAGCCTGAGTCAGACAAGCCTAGACCTACTGAGGCCAACAATCCGCAAGCCCAACAGCGAGTTATGGTTCACGTGGAACCCTCGCCATCAATCTGACCCAGTAGATTTTCTTTTGCGTGGGCCAGAACCGCCAGACAGTGCTACTGTAATCAAGGTCAACTTTGGGGAAAATCCTTGGTTTCCTGATGTCCTGCGGGACGAAATGGAGTACGACAAGCGGCGTGACCCTGACAAATACCAGCACGTTTGGATGGGTCAGTACTTGCGAAACAGCAACAGCAGGGTATTCAGAAACTGGAAGATTGACGAATTCGATGCGCCATCAGATGCTATCCACCGACTGGGTGCGGACTGGGGATTTTCAGTAGATCCGACAGTGTTGGTCAGATGCCACATTATTGGGCGCACTCTTTACATCGACCATGAGGCTTACATGGTGGGTTGTGAGATTGTCAATACGCCTGAGTTATTCATGCAAGTGCCAGAGGCAGAAAAATGGCCAATCGTGGCAGATTCAGCCCGACCTGAGACCATCAGCCACATGAGGCGA